AACGCAGCTGGAAAAACGCATTATCGAGACGGAGAAGTGGTGGAAGCTCCGGCACTGGGACGTGCTGGATGCGCAGGGGGGCCCCTCCGGCAGCCCCTATGACCCGCGTCCCAAATCCGCCTGGCTGTTTAATGTGCTGATGGGCAAGCACGCGGACCACATGGAGAGCTACCCCGAGCCGCTCATACTGCCCAGGGAGCAGATGGACAAAGGGGAGAGCCAGATGCTGACCAATATTGTCCCTGTGGTGATGGCACAAAACAATTTTGAGGATGCCTATTCCCAGGCTGGCTGGGCAAAAAACAAATCGGGAACAGCGGTATACGGGTGCTTCTGGGACCCGGAAAAGCTCAACGGACTGGGCGATGTTAGCATCCGCACGGTGGACGTGCTCAACCTTTTTTGGCAGCCGGGAGTGGTCGATATCCAGGAGAGTCGGAACCTTTTCCACGTTGAACTGGCGGATGTCAAAGACCTGGAGGACCAGTATCCGCACTTGAAGGGGCAGCTGAAACCCGGACAGGCAGTGCAGGTGGCGGAGTATGTGTATGATGACCGCATCAAAAAGGACCAAAAGACGATGGTGGTCGACTGGTACTACAAAAAGCGTGTCCAGGGCAGGACGGTGCTGCATTACTGCAAGTTTGTTGGCGAGCATGTGCTATTTGCCAGCGAAAACGATCCGGAGATGGCGGAGACAGGTTGGTATGGTGATGGCGAGTTCCCCTTTGTGTTTGACGCGCTGTTCCCGGTGGAGGGCAGCCCCTGCGGATACGGTTATATCGACATCTGCAAGAGTCCGCAGACGGTGATCGACCTGCTGGACCAACAGATCACCAAAAGCGCGATGATAGGCGCGACGCCACGGTATTTTGCCACCGACCAGGCGGGCATCAACCTGGAGGAGTTTACCGACCTGACCAAGCCGATCGTCCACGCCACGGATCTGAGCGAAATTGGCCTGCGGCCGGTGGACGTGACGCAGCTGGGGAGCATCTACATCGAAGTCAAAAACCAAAAGATTGAGGAGATGAAGTACACGGCTGCCAATTTGGACGTAAGCAACGGCTCCGCGGGCGGCGTGACAGCTGCCTCTGCCATTGCGGCGCTCCAGGAGACAGCGGGGCGATCCAGCCGGGACAGCATCCGGGCCTCCTACCGCGCTTATGCCAAGCTGGTGACGATGGTGATCGAGCGCATCCGCCAGTTTTATGATATCCCGCGCCAGTTCCGCATTCTGGGTCCGCAGCAGACGGAGAAGTACATCTGGTACTCCAATGCAAACCTGCAGATGACACAGCAGGCGGGGTTTGGAGATATGATGGAGGCCCGGAAGCCGGTGTTTGACGTGGATGTCCGGGCGCAGAAGCAGTCAGCCTACTCCCGCTTGAGCCAGAACGAGTTGGCGGTCCAGTTTTATCAGATGGGCATCTTTAACCCGCAGGCAGCCGACCAGGCGCTGCTGATGCTGGACATGATGGACTTTTCCGGGAAAGACGAGCTGGAGCAGAAGATCCGGGAGAGCGCGATGCGCTACCAGATGATGATGCAGCAGATGATGATGCAGGGCGGAATGCCCCCGCCAGGGCAGGCGCAGGGCGGGGAGGACCCCCGGCAGCCCAGGACGGGGCAGCCCCAGCGCCAGGCAGGGCCAGGCGAGGCCAGCCATGTGCAGCGGGCACGAGTACAGGCGCATCAGGCAACGCAGCCAGGGCTCTGATCATCACGCTAAAATACTGGTCTCTAAATGGGGGTCAGTATTTTGTATGGTGGTGATGGGATCGCCCACCTACGGGCAGGAGGAGGACACATGATAGCACTGGATCTGCAGCACTTTGCGGATGGGGGAGCGGCCGGTGGGTCATCGGCGGCGCCATCAGCGGAGGGCACGGGCGTACAAGGAGATGCCGCCGATCTCATCCAGGACTACAGGCAGAAGCGTTCCAAAGGCAGACCGGCACACGACCAGGCGCGGACAGCGGCACAGCCCATAGCGGCCACAGCGCAGCCCGCCCAGGCCCCGGTACAGCCTCAGGAAGCGCAGCGCCCCGCCAGCGCGGAGACAGCCCCGGCAGAGGAAACTCAGCAAACCCCGGAGGACCGGAAAGCGAAGTTCAAAGCCCTACTGGAGGGCGAGTACAAAAGCGAGGCCCAGGAATGGGCGCAGAGCACCATCAAGGAGCGGCTCAAGGGCGCAAAAGAAGCGGAGGCTGTGTTAAATAAGCTACAGCCCGCACTGGAAGCGCTGATCACCAAGCACGGCCTTGATCCCGGTGACCTGGACGGCCTGGTAAAAAAAATCACCGACGATGATTCGCTTTACGAGGACGAGGCCCTGGAGCGCGGGATCCCGGTGGAGACGCTTAAGGAAATGAAAGCCCTTGAGCGCCAAAGCAAGGAGTACCAGCGCATGCAGGCGGAGAACCAGCAGCGCCAACTGATGCAGGCTCACTTCCAAAAGCTTTCCGAGCAGGCGAATGCGGCCAGGCAGCTCTATCCAGGCATCGACCTGAGACAGGAGCTGGCAAACCCGACCTTCGCGCGCCTGACGCACCCCAGTGTGGGGATTGATGTCAGGACGGCCTATGAGATCGCCCACCGTGATGAGCTCCAGCCCCGAGCGATGGCGGCTGTGGCTCAGCAGACGCAGCAGAAAATATCGGCGTCTGTGCAGGCGGGGGCATCCAGAGTATCCGAGAACGGCCTGAAGCCATCCGGAGGCGCAGTCTCCCTGAGTGATGACCCGAGGAATTGGTCCCGTGCGGAGCGCCAGAAAATCGCAGAACGCGCCAGGCGCGGGGAACGCATCACATTTTGATTTAGGAGGACAAACCCATGGCAAACGCAGGAGATCTGGTTAATGCCAGTACGACCTATATAAACGCGAACAGCGGGACGCCTACCGCATTTGACGTTGGCGGCCCCAACTGGATGACGCCCACCATGAAGACCTTTTATGACACGATCATGCTGGACAATGCTCGTGACAATCTGGTCTACACACAGCTGGGCAAGAAAGAGCCCCTCCCCGCGCACAGCGGCTACACCGTTGAGTGGCGCAAATGGAACACCCTGCCCGATGCTGACCAGCTGACAGAGGGCGTGATCCCCACCGGCAAAAAGTTCGGCCTGACCGCCATTCAAGTGACCCTGACCCAGCACGGGCTTTATGTGCCTGTGACGGATGTCCTGGAGCTTCACGCGGTGGATGACGTCATTGTGGGCGCCACCGAGGAGGTGGGCGCTTCGCTGGGCCGCAGCTTCGAGAAGGTGACAAGGTCTGCCCTGATGCAGTCCAGCAACACCCTTCTGGCCGACGCGCTTAACACCGGGGCAGCAGGCTGGCCCGTTGCTTCCACCCCGGCTGCACGGCATCTGTTGAGTACGGCGGCCGCAACCTATTCCGTTCTTTCCCCCGACATGATCAACCAGGCAACCACCAAGCTCCAGCAGGCCAATGCGCCGTACTATGACGGCACCAATTACGTGGGTGTGCTGCATCCATCCGTGTGGTACGACCTGAGAAACCATCCTGACTGGGAAGAGGTGCACAAGTACGCGGCGACCACCGAGATCTTCAACGGCGAGGTGGGGATGCTGCACGGCGTGCGTTTCCTCAAGACCACTATCGCGCCCGTGCTTCGCGGCGCTGACCTCCTGACGGCCGCGCGGACCATGAAAGTGGCCAGCTACAATGGGACCGGCAACGTCATCACCGTGGCCGAGGCAATTCCCGCAGCTGACGCGGCGCTCCTGAAAGGGCGCGAGGTCATCATTGACGGCGCGCACATGACCATTGATGCCGTTACTGCCAGCGATACCCCCGGCTCTGCAAGTTTCACGGTTTCGGATGCGGACGAGGCTGCCTGGGGCGCAAATGAACCCGCCTTAAATGACGTGGTGTATCCTGGCGAGGGCGGCGCGGGCGGCGTGTCCGTCTACCAGACGATGATCTTCGGCAAGGACGCGTTCGCGGTGGTTGACCCGGACGGCGCCGGCATCGAGACCATCATCCACGGCAAAGAGTCCGGCATCGGCGGCCCGCTGAACCAGTTCGGCACAATTGGCGGCAAGTTCGAATCCGCCTGCAAGATCCTGTATCCGGAGCGCATGGTCGTGATTGAGAGCGTTGGCAAGTACAGCGCGACCGACGCGGCCAACTGACCGACTTAAAAGGGGGGGAGGGTAACCTCCTCCCCATTAAACGAGGAGGAGTCCTATGGCAGCCAAGAAACCCAGTGACGCCCTGGCGCCTGCCGCTGTGCAGGCAGCGCCCGTTGAGAGGGACCTGTGGAAGGTGATGATGGAGGTACACCCGGAGCGTGGCGACCGCAGCGAGCCCGCCACGATCTTTGTTTCCCTCAACAACCGCAATTTCTATATCCCCAAGGGCAAGACGAGCCAGGTACCCTACCCCATCTACCTGAGGCTGAAGCTGCTGCAGAAGGCCCAGGTGGCGGAGGAAAAACTCTGGAAAGAGATGCAGGGGCAGAACATCGACCTGACCCGATAAAAGGAGGGCGGCTGGATGACCATCCAGGAAGTTTTGACCCAGGTGGACGCGCTCCAGCCCAACGATTTCACTGCGGCGCAGAAGATCGCCTGGCTGGACCAGCTTGACCGGAATGTGTACCGCCGCCTGGTTCGCAGGGCGCGGGTGTACGACCTGTACCGGGACCCCGGTGTATATGGGGACCCCTATATGACGGGTGACCAGGTGACCTACCGCGGGATCCCCTACACCGCGCTGGCTGATAACCTCACGGAGAGCCCGGACGAGGCCCCCGACTCCTGGCAGGAGGACACCTTCGCGGGCTATACGGCTGAAACCGCTACCACCACGGACCTCCTGGCGCCGGAGCCGTATGATGAGCCGCTCTACACGAGCTGGCTTTTGATGCAGATGGACCTGTTCAACCGGGAGATCGACCAGTACAACAACCATGCGCTGCTCTACAACACGGCATGGGACGACCTGGCCCGGCATCTCAGGCGCACGTTCATGCCTATTCAGGAGGTCACCCACTTCCGGATGTGAGGTAACTACATGCATTATCCCCAGCTGCGCCCGGCCCGGGCGCGCAAGCAGTTCACCCAGGTCTTTGGCGGGCTTAACAAGTCCTTGAAAATACGGGACGGGGAGTGGGCTGATACCACCAACTTGTCCACCCGGAACTTCCCCCTGCTGTCCCCGAGGGCGGCAAGGGGCGTTTCTGATTCTGCCCTGACCGCGCCCTATGCCATTGGCGGGAACCAGGACGGCCTTGCGTATGTGGACGGCGACAAGCTCTATTACAAGGGCGACGCGGTCACGGGGCTCACGCTGTCAACGGCTTCGGGGATGACGGACAAGCGGATCATCGCGTTTGGCGCCTACCTGATCGTGCTGCCGGACTACGCGTATTACAACACGGCAAACGCCTCCGACAAAGGGACCATCGGCAACCAGGTAAACAAGGCGGCGCCGGTGGCCTACACCATGTCAAGGGCAGACGGCACGGCTTTTACCGGGGCGACCGTCTCTGATACCGCGCCTGAAGGCCCCACGCATGGCGACTACTGGATCGATACCAGCGCCGACATCCACCTGCTCATGCAGTTTTCTGAAATGTCCAATGTGTGGGTGTCAATACCGACGACATTTGTCAAACTGTCGGGGACAGGCATAGGGGCGGGCTTTAACAAGGGCGATGGCGTGACGATAAGCGGGTGCGAGGCCGGCTCAGGCGAGGAAGGAGTCGTGAAGGCGCAGATCGGCGCGCTCAACGGCAGCCGGATCATTGAGGACGTGGGCGCGGACTATGTGGTGATCTCCGGTATCCTTGACCAGGTGTATACGCAGGAAAACGGCACCGTAACCATCAATCGGGAGCTACCGCTGATGGACCATGTGACGGTGTGCGGGAACCGGCTGTGGGGATGCCGTTGCGGGACGAACAACGCAGGGGTGACCGTCAACGAGATCTACGCCAGCAAGCTGGGTGATTTCCGCAATTTCGCTGTGTTCCAGGGCATCAGCACGGACTCCTACGCCGTGACGGTGGGCCAGGGCGGCGATTTCACCGGTGCGGCCAGCCATCAGGGCTACCCTGTGTTTTTCAAGGAAGACGTGATCTACAAGGTCTACGGCTCGCGCCCCGCAAACTTCCAGGTGGCAGACACTCAGGCGCGGGGCGTTCAGGCGGGCAGCGACCGCTCCCTGGCGCTGGTAAATGAGACGCTTTTCTACAAGTCCAGAGACGGCATCATGTCCTACGACGGCGCGGGCCCCTACAAGGTGTCCGATGCCCTTGGTGAGGATTTCTACGACAACGCCCGGGCCGGGTCCTTGGGCGACAAATACTATATATCCATGCAGGATGCGAACGATGCCTGGCATCTGTTCGTGCTGGACGTTAAGCGGAACCTGTGGATGCGTGAGGACGCGACCCAGGCGCTGGGATTCCATGCGCTGGCGGGCGAACTGTGGTGGATCGACAGCGACAACAAGCTGGTGACAGCCTTTGGCAGCGCCGGGACCAAGGAGACAGCCGTGTCCTGGATTGCCATAAGCGGGTTGATCGGGTACGACCATCCCGGCAGGCACTATGTAAGCCGGATGAATATGCGCGTGGAGCTGGCGGCCAAGAGCACGGTAACGGCCTACATCAAGTACGACAGCGCCGGAGACTGGGTGAGCATCGGGCAGCGCACGCACAATTCAACTACCACGCGGACCTTCCTGTGGCCGCTGATTCCCAGGCGCTGTGACCATTTCCACATCAAACTTGAGGGCAGCGGACACGTGGCGATCTACTCCATCGACAAGGTGCTGGAGCGCGGAGGTGATGGCGTTGGCCACGTTTAATCTCAACACACCCAATATCCCGGACGAGGCGGACATCCTGACGCAGGTGCGCCAGATACGGTCCTATATCACCAACCTCAATAACCAACTCAGATATAATTTGTCCAATATCGACGAGGATAACCTGACGGGCGGCGAATTGCCGGAGAACGCGATCTCCAGGGGATTCCGGCAGAAGGTGCATGACCTGCAGGGCAACATGAGCGTCTTCGAACAGACCGCCACGCGGATCCTGGCACGGGTAGAAAACGCTGAGGGAGATATCAGCTCACTGGAGCAGACCGCTACATCGTTTGGCACCAGGATAACCAACGCAGAGGGCGACATCTCTACCCTGGAGCAGACCGCTACATCGTTTGGCACCAGGATAACCAACGCAGAGGGCGACATCTCTACCCTGGAGCAGACTGCCCAAGGCCTGCAAACAGAAGTGACTAACGCCAAGGGTGACATCAGCGGCCTGCAGCAGACCGCCACCGGCCTTCAAACACAAGTAAACAACCTGGGCAACCGGAACCGCACTTATTTGCCCAGCACGGTGCCCTCTGTGTCAGAGCGGGTGGAGGGTGACCTGCTGATTGACACCGCCAATGGGAACATCCTGAAAAGGTGGAATGGCAGCGCCTGGGTACCGGTGCAGGACGGTGCTATATCCATCGCGCAGCAGCAGGCGGACAAAATCCAGTGGCTGGTGGCGAGTGGGACAAGCGCGGCCAACATGACCCTGACCAGCCAGTTGTATTCGCTGATGGCCGCGAACATCAACCTCTCCGCAAACAACAGCATCAAACTGGCGGTGAGCGGCGGGACGAACTTGTGGACAAACACAGATTTTGAAAACGGGTTCTCGGAGTGGTTCGGGAATAAAGGCACAGAAACATTCGTAAATGCGGCTGCGGAGTTTGGTGCACCTTATGTTTATAAAGGCAAAAACCTTGGAATGTATATCCCAGCTAATGGAGCCGGGATGGGCTTTGATAGGCCGTTTTCTGGCTTAGTGGTAGGAGAATATTACACAATTTCATTTCATCCGCGTTTCACCCGGGCGATGTTGTTGTCTGTTGACGGCGCAACTCCAGCAAGCATGACAGTTGGCTTGAATTATAATTGGGCAAAAGTATCCTTTACTTTTGTGGCTGGTCAAGCAAGCGGGAACATCAAAATTACGGCGGCTGGGAGCGCAGTTGAAGCAATCAACTGCTTTGACAATGTCAAACTCGAAAAGGGCACGATGGCCACGGACTGGTCGCCCGCCCCATCCGACCCCGCCAGCGGCGTGAAGACCTCCCACATCGACATCGCAACAGACCATATTGACATCTCAAGCGGCGGGAATCTGAGCA